TGGCGCGTTGTACTGGATTCGAACCAGTGACCGATTGCTTAGAAGGCAATTGCTCTGTCCGGCTGAGCTAACAACGCAGGATACAGATAATGGACCGCCTTCGGGGACCCGAACTCCGCGCAACCAGCTTCGAAGGCTGGCGCTCTTTCCTGATGAGCTAATGGCGGTATGTGATGGTGGCCCTTGCTGGATTTGAACCAGCGACCTGGCGATTATGAGTCGCTCGCTCTCACCACTGAGCTAAAGGGCCGGGAGCAGAATAATAATGGTGCGTAATTAATTCTGCAATCTCATCCGTTTCAAACGATTAAATCCTGAACTTCCCTGACTGTCTGCTCAAAACGTCCGGTCTCCAGTTCAACGCCAATCGCACGACGCCCGAGCGCCAGTGCCGCTTTTACCGTTGAACCTGAGCCCATAAAAAAATCTGCAACCAGGTCACCCGGACGACTGCTTGCGCTGATTATCTGCTGCAGCATTTCTGCCGGTTTTTCGCACGGATGTTTCCCGGGATAGAACTGCACCGGTTTATGTGTCCACACATCCGTGTACGGCACCTGCGCCGTCACACCAAAATACCGCCGCAGATGCTTATATTCACTCTGCAGCTCCACATACTGCCGGTTCAGTGACGTATACGTATCCACCAGCTGGTGGTGGGGCTTTTCCAGTTCACCGCGCTGATGTTTCTCTTCTGCCACCCGGGCAAACAGCGACTGTAATTTCAGATAATCGCTTTCGTTCGGTAGCTGCCACTGACTGGCACTGAACCAGTGCGACACCATGTTTTTCTTTCCTGTGGCATCTGCAATCTGTTTTGCCGTTATCCCCAGGGCCGCGCGCGCATCACGAAAGTAAGAAATCAGCGGGGCCATCACATGCTGTTTCAGTGCACTGCCCTTCGCCGCATACCCGGCATCTTTCGGACGATACGGCCCCTGATAATGTTCCGCGAACAGAATGCGCTCTGTGGCGGGGAAATACGCCCGCAGGCTTTCCTTGTTGCATCCGTTCCAGCGTCCGGACGGCTTCGCCCAGATAATATGGTTCAGCACACTGAAGCGTTCACGCATCATGATTTCGATATCAGATGCCAGGCGATGACCACAGAACAGGTAAAGACTTCCGGCAGGTTTCAGCACCCGCCAGAACTGCGCCAGACACTGGTCCAGCCACTTCAGGTAATCATCGTCGCCCTTCCACTGGTTATCCCAGCCCTCAGGCTTCACTTTAAAGTACGGCGGGTCCGTGACTATCAGGTCAACAGAATTTTCGGGTAACGACCGGATAAATTCCAGGCAGTCGGCGTTGATTAACTCACAACTGGATATTTTTACAGTATTAAGCATGGATCATTAAGCCTGTCTCTGATAGGCTCATTCTGCTTTTGCGCAAAGCAGTGGGCCTGAGGTTTGCTTGTGAACCCAACGCATGAGCAGATGGCTGGTGGGTGCCCCTAACACCCACCAGCCGCCCATTTACCACAAATAAAAAAGCCTTCACTGCGGAAGGCGTCTGTAACAACCGAACTGATAGTCTGCCAGACCCGCCATAACCAGCTGGGTCAGTATTAACTGGCAGCGTTCGCGTGAAAGGTAAGTATTCTGCGCAATCTCCCCGACTGTCGCCGGGTCGTTAACGCTTAATTCATTAAACACCACTCTGGCGGTTTCTGTCATATCCTGCTGTTTTAGCATGTCTTTTTCCCTTTTCCGGTTAACGTGACACACCAATAACTCTTGTCGAAAAAGCCAGCAAGCTGAAAGACAGGTATTCACCGCCACCAGCGCGTTTACTGTACTGACGCGATTTCAGTCATAAAAAACCCGCCAGGCGGCGGGGTGTAAAAAATCTTCTAACGTCAGGCATAAAACGCCCATCGTTAGAGCAAATTTACCACAGATTCGGGAAAAATCAACAACACTATCGCGTTACCCTCTTTAACTGCCGCTCCGCCCATGCCTCTTCAATGTCAAACCGAACCACCAACGTATCGTAAAAGCGTTTCACTGATTTTTTCCACGTATCAAGCGTGATAGCACTCGTCACTTTGCATATGGCATTAAATGCCTCCGTTGATGGTAGTCTTTCACAGCCACGACCACCACAACGCTGGCAGTCTCTGATAACAGGCATACCACGTTTTACCGACTCTTCACGATGAATGGCGACACCACGCCCACGGCAGTCTTTACAGGCGGTGGAAACCTCACCCTTTCCGCCACACTCCGGACAGGCAACTTTTACCACCTCCCTGACTTTTTTTCATTCTTCCCAGTAAGACGGATACACACCTTTCGTACACTTTGCCCATACCGGCGGCTTACCATCCGGATACTGGACCTTGTTTGTAAAAACTACGCTTTCAATAAATTTTTCCCCATAGCAACAAGGGCACTGCTTTTTACTCGCTGCGCTGCGGGCATAATCCTCAAAAGCGTACGAAGCCATAATGCGCATCACTACCGGTTTTATTTCTGCCGGGAGTTTTCTTAACGCCGCCACGCGATCACACCGACTGAGTGCATATTCTGTCAGCAATTCTGTTGCCCGCTCTCTGTCATTCATACTAATGCCCATTTTCCCAAGGAACGCAGAAAACCCCATCTCAGCCCGATTCTGTGTCATGCCCTGCGCGGCCATCACATCAGTGATACTCAGCGCATCTTTCGACGTTGAGGCCGATGCATCAGTCAGGCCGGGGGATTTTGGGAAGTAGTATTTCGGTAAATCTTCCAGTTTCATTTTTTGACCTGCCCTTCAAGCATTATGGGGTAAATCTTCACCCCCAGACGTCCACCAGATACTGGCTGAGCACGAACGATATTGATTTCATCAAACTGCTCATCGTCCATTAGCAACCCCGCATGCGTCAGCGCATCCAGCGGCGCTTTCAGAATATTGTCCAGGTCACGGCGGCGCTTATCCGGTGGTTCTGCAATAATTTTTATTGCCAACCTTCCGGACAGGCTTAATTTCAGCCGCTGCTGGCGAACAATAAGCGCCACTGCCCGGCGATAACGCTCCCCGGCTTTTGATACAAAATATGTGCTGCCACGACGACGCCAGTAAGTGTTCACCGTTGGCGGGTAAGGCAAAACAAATTCTATGCGTTCAGTCATTTATGCTTTCCACTTCAAAACACCCGAATTTCTCGCGTGCATTAAAAAACGAATCAGCAACAACAGCTGGCTGCCGTGTTTTTCTTCAAAATCTTCTACCCCGGCGTGTAGTTCGCTATGGCATTTACGGCACAGCGGAATAACAAACAAATCATCAGCCTTTGTTCCCATCCCTCCCAGTCCATGACCAATGATGTGATGCGGATCATCTGCCTGATTGCCACACGTCATGCATTTCTGCGTTTTTACCCAACGCGTGTATACAGGCATCTCTTCCCGTTGTGATTTCTGGCGCTGGAGATACTGAGCCGGTGACTCCGGATCAACGGCAATGCTGACCACCGTCTTTTCCTGTGGCGGGTTTTGCTGGTGGGCGTGAGGCAGCGGCGCAAGATTTTTTGTGCGCTGCTTCAGTATGCTGGTGGCGGTCTGCTCTCCCGGTACGATGTCGCTTTCACGGTACATTGAGCGGATTTTTTCCGCACGCAACCCCAGCGAACGACGTAATACCGCTTCCGGTAGCGCGTCCGCCACCTGATTGCGGACCGCCCACCAGGATAATTCAGCCAGCGATAATTCCCGTTCCTGCGAGCCATTCATTGCATGGCGTATGACGTCAATCATCCATGCAAACAGGTTTTGGTGAGCAAGTTGCCCGAGTGATTCGGAGGTCTGGTCGCGCAGCTGGTTGTCGCAGTGCCAGCACAACACCATTGCGCCGGTACCATAACGGTGAATGACGGTTTCACTGTGGTGATAATCGCCGTGTGGCCACTGGCAGGATTTAACATGGCGCAGTAACCAGTCAGACAATGCGCCAACGCCACCAGCAGCACGAATCACTCGTTCGTCGCTGAAAAATGGCAGTAATGATTTATCCTCCGCCAGCGGCTGGCGAACGGCAGGAACGACCCCGGACGGCAGATTACGCATGCTTTTCGGTTCCGGCTCCACCAGTACCCGGGTATTGTGGAATACCGGCATGGATTCACGGCCCGGCTTAACGATCACCAGCCCGAGTTCCGGTACCAGAACAGGTCGAAGTAATACCCGCACGTTACCTCCAGATGCGTTGCTGGAATGTGCGGGACGGACGCGGTGGG